TATATCATCTAGATGTATTATTGTCTATCGTATCAGAAGTTGTACTTAACTCCCAGTTTACCACCGACGCTAAGATCATCCATTTCAAACTCATCGGTAGCGGTAATCGCAGAGAGTTCGCCGTAGATGCCAAGTGCATCAGTCACGGGGACGCCAACACCAACCTTACCGGAGATACGGGTTTCGTTCTCTTCACCATCGATAGCAACGATAGCAGGGCCACCCTGAACATAAACGGAAGCAGCACCGACTTGTCCTTCAACGCCTACGTGGATGTCGGTAGTTGCCCCGACATAATCATCGCCCGCCCAACCTGCATTGGTTTCTACGTTGACATAAGGGCCTGCAAGGGCAGCGCCTGCGGAAGTGAACAGTGCAGCAGTTGCTGCGAATACAGTTTTAAACATTTTTGTGTACCTTTATTTACTTGCGGAATGATTACCCGCAGATGAAAAGAACCTCGACTTGGTTCTGTGTAATTATACCTAATGCAAAGCAAAAGGTTAAGTATTTATGATAACAGTTCCTTCAGATTCTGTCAAGATGGTTTAATATCTTGATGAGATACTACTGGAGATTCACTTGGATTAATCCCAGTAAAATAGATCCATCCGGTAAGAACATACTTCTTACCGCTTACCACCATACCACCTCTATGAGAATGCGTAAATCCTGTTGGCCAAATTAACAGTGTACCTTTTTTGGGTTTAATTCTTTTTGAGAGGTAGTTAAATTCAGTTTCTCCACCCTCGTAATTATCATTAAGATAAACCATCCACGCTAACAATCTATCTTTATCCAAATCATTTGCAAAATAACCATGCTCACAATGCCAATTATGAAACCCTCCACCTGGAACTGTTTTTTGAAGTTTTAATGATGGATTAAAAACAGAACATTTATTCAAAATTGAATAATTATCTGCATAATGATGAAAACTATCAAAGATTAAATTATTACAATTAACAGTAATTTTATGTCCAGGAGCATAATTCTGCAAATCAAAAGATAAATCACTTCTGTTTAATGTATTTTGCCTTTTAATATCAATTGACTGTTCATTTTCTGCCTGAGAAAATACCTCAATTAATGCATTACATAATCTGTCAGGAAATTTGGTTTCATAAAATCCAATAAAGTCTTCATAATAAACTTTGTCCGACATCATTGATTTTCCTTTTCTTTTGCAGCTGCCAAAGCAGCGGAGTTCTCAGTGATTCTACCCAAATATGGATCATAATTCATTTGATCCTGGATACTCATCTGAGCACCATTTGTAATCCAGTAATTAGATTGTGCTTTATAGTTGCCTATATGAAACGCATCAACGTGTTCTGGATGAATACTAGAACCCAAATCAGTTTTATAAAGAAGAAGTGGAATGGAGTATGTGTTACCTGAATTGTAGATTAAATCATCTGCAACAGGACGCGGTTTCACTCCGTTATCTAGTTTGTATTTGTTACCGCGTACATGAAAGTCTAACAGTTTTTGTGCATGGCGTCTAGTAATCATGTAGCAAGCGGTAGAGAAGTCATTTACAAACCGCTTGTGAATCTTGACATGAATATCGCCTGTGCAAATAATTGCAAGTTGAATTACATCATAGTCATATGGAGTGTATGCAATAAAATCATCCCATGTAAAGTTCCAACATTGAACTGTTTCAAGACTACAATCATCTTCCATGATGATTGCATAAGAACTATCAGATGACTCTAACCAGTGTTTAATTGCTTTTAGATGAGAAGTGGTACAACCGATCTCACCAGAAGACATTAGATCAGGATATCTTCCCTTAATAATATGCCCAAGATCATCATCTCTACCATCATAAGCAGAGATACGTTCATAGTTTTCTACTCCCCAGTACTCAAACTGATCTTCCATGAACTGACGCCGTTCTGGTTGATCATCTAGGTTTAGATAATAAACAGGGCCAAAATTACGGAGTTTATGTTTTGATTTGTTCTTTTCGGCGTTACTAAAAGTCATTAGATATCTACCTTAAATACTTCTTCGTTAGGTTCTCCAAACTTTACTCTATCATAATATTGATCATATAAAGTATCTTTTACACGATTCAATATAGTTTCGTTATCATTGATGTAAACAGTATATCCTTGATTAAGTAATTCCTTACAAAGTTTAAACTGCTGACTCTCCGTGAGAATATCTGTTCCTTTCTTATATGAAACGTAGTCAAAGTAAAAAGGAAGACTCTTATGATTCTTGCAAATCATATAATCAAGAAGAAACTTATTATGTGCTTCGTTAAAGTTATCAGTCGTGGCACCTAAGTTATATTCAACACCAAGACTCTTGGCATAGGCAGCAAAAGCACGATTGTCTCTGGGAAGACAGGGGCCACCAAAACCATAACCAAACTTCAGATACTTCTTACCGACTCGACTGTCAGCACCGATAGCATCGAGTACGGTATCAATCTCGTCCTCCATGCCGTCTAGAGTGAGAACCTGTCCCATCATGTTGGCATAACTAATCTTTGTGGTAAGAAAGCAGTTAGTGGCGATTTTAACTACCTCTGAGGCAGTTCTAGACATCAGACTAATATGAGGTTTTGTAACCTGAATCTTATGATAAAGTTCAGATAATTTATCAAATGTTTTACCCCACTTACCGCCAATAAGAACCATATCAGCGTTCTGAAGATCCTTGACAATAGATCCTTGTGCGATAAATTCTGGATTGTAAAAAGTTTCCCAATAAACTTCATCCAGTCTATCTTGGAACATCTCACAATCACCAGGATTAGTAGTGCATCCAACGATAAAAGATTTATCTTTTACACCAGACTCGATGATATCATCAACAACTCTCCACACAGCACTGACATCATAGTCACCACTGGGAAGAGAAGGAGTTGCAACAAGTGTGTAAATGATATCACACTCTTCAATTACTTTTTGATTGCTAGTTGTGGCTGAGAAATTATTAGATTGACTAAGCAAATCTTGAACATCAGGTTCATTAGTCTTGATCTTCTTTTCCATAAGATCAGCGACGTAATCTTCGCGAATATCAGAGACTAATACATCATACCCTGCCTGTTCACAAAGAAGTGCGAAGCAAATACCAAGTCGCCCCGCACCAATTACACCAATTTTCATAGTTTGAATGTTGGAATAGAGATCATTTTATGCTTGTTCTGGCGGTGGAACTTACCATACTGTTTGATTGCAGACTTTTGATTTTCGGTTAGTTCTTTACCCATCCACATGTTAGCAGACTCTGGATGTTTTTCATGAATGAAAATTCCAGATTCCATAACCCATTCTAGATCTTCATAGGAAGCACCAACCTGTGCTTCATCAGTCCTGCTATCTTCCCATAGTCCATCCGTAGGAGCAGCAGCGATAATACGCGGATCGACACCAAGGTGTCTACCAAGTTCCCATACTTCTGTTTTGTACAAGTCCGCGATAGGTGCAATATCCACACCGCCATCACCATATTTAGTGTAGAATCCGATACCGTAATCTTCAACTTTATTACCAGTACCGACAACCATACCACCAACTGTTCCTGCAATCTGATACAGAGTCACCATACGAAGACGTGACTTTGTATTTGCATTTGCAAGTTGATTGGAAGTATATGTTCCTTTCTCTCCACCATGCGCATCAGTCCACCAGTCAATAGAACTGAGTAATTTTTCATATGTAGAAGAAAGATCTACATTTTGCATCATGACATTTTCATACTGCTCTCTCAGTTCAGTCGCATGTGCGACAGATAGAATAGTATTATCCATCTTTGAGTTGAGAGACATCGTGAGGACATAAGTAGGCAGTCCTGTACGAGCACAAAGAGTTGACACAACAGCAGAATCAATGCCACCAGACACACCACATACAAGTGCTCTGATATTATTGTTATCAGCGTATTCTCTAATCCAGAGAACAATTCTTTCTTCTAATTCAGCGTAGTCTTTAATTCTGTTCATAGGATAATCCAATCAGGGCAATAGAGATCTGTAGTGTCTTTATCTGCATAAGAAGGCCCGAACCAGTTCTTCGGAGCAATAACTTTTTTGTTGGAGTTTGCTTGTAACCAGGCTCCCCACCAACTCATACTACTATTAGCAATAATAGCATGAGAGCATAGAGACATCAAGCACAAGTCAGCATATGGAGTAAAAGATCCGTCTGCATATTTATCAACTGGTTCAGAAATTAAGAATCTATCTCCGGAGAAGAACTCCTGTTCCTTCACCCAATCAACAGAATCAGAGAATACAAAGATGGGTTGATTGTCATTAAATTCTGCAAGAGCACTTTCATAATATTCAATAGTTTGAGGTGGATGTTGTGATGAACACTGAGTATATGCCCACTTAAATCCCCGAGGATCTGTTAGGTTGGGATCACCTCGTCGAACATGAAGCATGATAGGTTCTTGATCCTTAAACTCATCCATGATTTGTTTGCAAGGTTCGAGATGCTCATCATGAAATGTATACTCCCTCCTAATGATATCTTCTACGTTCTTGAAGTATCTTTCAGACTGAAAGAATCCATGAAGACTAACATTATCAGGACAACTCTCTACAAGAGATTCATCATAATTAAAGAATCTTTCTTGTACGTATCCACCATTTCTTTGTTGGAGGTTTTCTTCTTTTACATCCTCCATCTTGAAACAATAGTGCAAACTATAGTTCTCAATACTTTGTGCATTATATGGAGGAATACACCAGTCATATCCATGCTTATCAGCAATACCACGAAGTGCAGCATACTCAAACATTTGATTACCCAATCTTCCTAGATTGCCAAGTTGATTAAATGCTAGCATATTTCTCCAGATATTCTTGGTTAGAATAATAATCCATTAATTCTTTTTTGTCCATTCCACAAATCATTTCCCATTCTTGCAGATTAGATTCCATGTGTGGGTTAGAGAACCATGAATTTTCTCCTCTGGCGTGTTCTAAATGATAGACAACGTTATTAATTCTACCAACTTTATATCCCAATGTAGTAAATCTAAAATATCTTTCTTTATCTTCAGGAGCATATGCACGGAAGTTTTCATTCTCCATGCCACCTTCGATATAAACACTGCGTCTGAAGAACTGAGCCCATCCAAAGTCCGATGTATGCTCATTAGAAACAGCATCTAAGACAGAATAGTCATTACTATCAAGGAAAGCAGATACAATTTTATCTTCTGCATTTACTTGTCGTTGATACATTCCATCGCCATATGGATATACAACATCAAAAACTTTTTCTTTAATCCCCATGTATGCAGTCACATATGATTCAAGGGGAAGAATCACATCACAATCATAATTAACTACTATTTCTGTGTCTGCCTCTACAATCATTTCATTAAGAACTCTCTGACGATGAAACAGAGGTTGATCACTCTCTTCAAAAATGTGCTTTACCTTGACATCTCCAAAAAAACTTTCTAGTTGAGGGAGTGCT